CGACTCACCTTATCAGCAAGGGTAGCTATAGCCTTCAATACTTCTTGATTTTCCATAATATCTCCTTGATTTATAATTTTTGGGTGAGATCTAATTTAAACATGTGTACAGAATATATCAAGTAATCTTTTTTAAATTGTTTTCTTGACAGGAAATTCATGTTATGAAAGGGACAGAAAAAAGAATGAAAGCACAAACAACTGCATTTGGAAGAATAGTAAAAAGATATGATTTATCTTTAGAAGATATTAATGATTTAAATAATAGGTATGAGGCACATAGAGAAAAACTTAATTCTTTTGGTCCAAGGTTAGCAGGCAGATTAGATTCGGAATTAGAGTTTACACATTTATTAGGGGAAACGAATATATCAAAATCTATCGTTGATTGCATGAATGACTACATGGAAACTTTAAGTCAAATAAATTTATTACCAGAAAAAAAACCTTTAAAAATTTTAAGTTGTTGGATTAATGACATGAAAGAAGGTGAATATAATCCACCTCACACACATCACGATAACTCAGGATGGTCTACAGTTTTGTTTTTAAAAGTTCCTGAATTTATAAATGATGCAAGAGATCCTCATAAATTTAAAGATGGTAAATTAGGTTTTATGGGAGTTTGGGGTTCAAGCTGTACATGGATGGAACCAAAGACAGGGCACTTTTACATATTTGAAGCAGCTCATCAACATTGTGTTATGCCTTTTAAAACAAAAACAAAAGGAGAAATAAGAAGATCAATGTCTTTTAATTTTATAATAGATGAATGAAATACTACAACTTATCTAAAAATATAATAGCTTGTGAAAATTTTTTACCAAATCAAAAACTAGAAGAACTTTATTCTGATTTGTTAAATAATAGACAATTATTTCAATCACCTCGTTGGAGTGGTGAAGGAGAAAACTCAACAGAATTATTTAGCGATAAATGTGGTGGATTAGATTTTTGGATTTCAAATAAAACAAAAGAAAATAATAATTCTTTTATAGAAAGTCTTCACAAATGGTTAATGCATCAAGGTTTGAGGTATTTTGTAAGAGACAACGGAGCTCCTATATATGAATTATTAGAAAGAAACCTTGAATGGAATATTCACGTTATTTCTTACAATAACGGAGGATATTATAACTGGCATAAAGATACTGCAATGTCTACTTTGTTTACATTTAATTTAATTTTAAATAAAGGACAGTCTTTAAAAGGTGGTGATTTATTATTTTATGATGAAAAAATTATTGAGGTAAAAAATAAAAATAATTTTTTTGTATTGTTTCCAACTTATATACCTCATGCTATAACTCCAGTATATACAGAGGATAGAAAAGATGTTTCTTTTTTGGAACAAAGATTTAGTATTCAATTTTGGGTAAAATTAAAATGAATAAACCTCTTTTTAAAATACATGATAATCTTTTTAATGAACAAGAAATAGATGCTTTATATGGTTCTTTTCGAGATGAAAAACCTTGGACATTTACAGGTGCTGCCAAAGACATTTCAGGGCCTAGAAAATTTAAAAATCCTTTAGAAAAAGAAGATGAAGTTAACAAAATTCTTTTTAAAACTGCTGATGATATTTTAAAAAAAGAAAATTTATTTGATTCAGTAGAGTTAGTAAATTCATATGCTAGTTCGTATGTTTACGGAACAATGCATGATTTTCATGAAGATGGAGCTAATGACTATAATCAAATTTATACCGTAATGTTTTATTTAAATAAAGTATGGGCATTAATATATGCAGGTGAAACTGTTTTTTTAAACAAAGAAAAAACAGAAATTGAAAATGCTGTAATTCCAAAACCAGGAAGAGCAGTTATTTTTGATGGTTTTATAACTCACGCAGCACGTGAAATATCTCGTTCTTGTATTGAACTTAGAATGGTTGCAACTTTAAAATATCAAAGAAAAAATGTTTAATAAAAAAATAACTTTTTGTGCTACGGACGAGGCAATGCTTGATATTTGGCCGCATCCACAACCAGCTTCTAGGTTTGTTGAACCCGCATATAAAAAACTTGAAAGATTTGAAAGTAAAAATTTACATAACGCAACAGTTAAAACATGCATACCTTTTTTAGATTCAATGACAGCAGGTTATATAATACCTTTTGATCAAGACTATGTTGTTGATCCTGTAGAAAATGATTTTAGTGTAGCTCCAGCTAACAAAGAACAATTTAATTTTGGTTTTCATAGTAAAGCACAATTGCCAAAAGAGTGGCATAAAAAGACTGGAGAATATGCAGGAAAGTTTATAAACAAATGGTTAATAAAAACACCTCCTGGTTATAGTTGTTTGTTTATACATCCGATGAATAGATCAGAGGATAGATGGAAAATTTTAGAAGGAGTTGTAGATACCGATAGTTATGTAAATGTTATTAACTTTCCTTTTATTTTAAAGAAAAGAGATGAACAGTTTTTAATTAAAAAAGGAGATCCTATGGTTCAATTGTTTCCTTTTAAAAGAGAATCTTGGAAATCATGGGTGGGTTTTTATCATGAAAAATTACATTCTAAAACCATGAATATGTTAGGTAGCAAATGGGTTGATAGATATAAAACTATGTTTTGGAATAAAAAAAACTATAGATGAAAAATATTACTGACTACATTATATCTTTTAATGATGTTTTAGATAAAAAAATTTGCAATGAAATTATAGAAAAATCTAATTTTGATACATTCACAAGTGCTACTGTAGGAGATGACAAAGTTATAAAAGACTATAGAAAATGTTATCAAAAAAAATTGGATGATAAATTTAATGACAATATTTATGAAGTCATAGGTACTATATTAAAAAAATATAAAGATATACATTCTAGTTTTACGACAGGTCTTACTACAGAAGATACTGGGTACATTCACCTTTTGTATAAAGGTGATCAAAAAGGAGAGTATAAAGAACATGTAGATCATGCTGATCAATTTCCAAGAGTTTTAAGTTGTTCTATTATATTAAATGATGACTATGACGGAGGCAATTTTGCATTTTTTAATAAAGAATATATTGTAGAAAAAAAAGCAGGAAGCGTTGTTGTTTTTCCAAGTAACTTTTGTTTTCCTCATTCTATTACACCTGTATCAAAAGGTGACAGACACTCAATTATAACGTGGATTGGTTAAAAAAATAAATGCATATAAAAGCAAACATGGATGACTGTGCTCTTGTTATAGATGAATTTTTACCAAAAGATTTATTTAAAAAAATAAAAGATTATAACTATAAAACAGAAAATAAACACGGTTCTTATTCTAATTGGAAAAAATTTCTTTTTAAAGATAGCCAACAAAATACAACTATGAAAAAAGTTAATGTTCAAGAAGACATAGTAGTATGTGAAAAAGGGAAAATTAAAAGTAAACACGAAATATTTAAAAGTTTTTTTAATATATTAATAGATTGTCCTTTTATTCCTTATCAAAAAAACTCATGGATAAATTTATCGTATTATGAATATAATAAATTTTCAGGAATTAATTGGCATGACGATGGTAAATATACTTTAAATTATTCTTTTTATATTCACGACACTTGGGATAAAAATTGGGGTGGGGAAACTTTAATAGACACAGGAAGAGGATTACCTTTAGCATGTTACCCCAACCCAAACACACTTTTAGTTGTTAAAAATAAAATACGACACAAAGTTTGTCCTGTAATGGGACCTATTAAAAGAAAAGTTTTACAGATTAGAGGTATTTTTTACGAGTGATTTGAGTCGTAATCAACCCAAGTCTTGCCGTTAGCATTAGTAGTTCCATTTGCAATGTCACTAGCCACAGCATTATCATAAGCTGTTTGTGCAGCTTCAATTTGACCTTTTCTTGTCTCTGCCCATGTTAATAAAGCAGCAACAGTAGTTGATCCCACAGCATCACTTGTAGCATTTAAATTAGTATTACCTGCCATGTTTCCAGTAGAAGGGTCTTTAGTTTGAATTTCATTTTGCCCTGGTAGAGCATTCCAAATTATAGCATGAATTGTGTTTGGCATCCATCCTGCTTGCCATGCATTACCTTTATCAGCCCAATTAATATGAAAAGAATCATCTACTTTTATATAACTGTCATTTGCTATTACTATTTGTGTTGCCATTAATATCTCCTAATGCTTTATAATATAGTTTACCACCACAAAAGGTGAGAATGAATTTGTTCCTGATGCCGTAACAGATCCAGTTAAACTTGTTGTAATATTACCTGTTAAAGTACCAGATAAAGTATGACTGTGAGTATGACCAGTTCCCGATCCTGCATTGTCAATATTAGCATTTGGAAAACCAAGTCCACCTGGGTTTACGTTGTCTACACCATCTGGTCCACTAACTGTTTTAGCATTTGTACTGTGAGTATGTGATGCTAATTGTGCAGTTGTTAAAGATGTATTTGAAATAGCACCTGTTATAGTTACAGATTGATTTGTTGCGTTTGTTGCAGCTTGGTTATTTGTTACAGCAACAGTAACTGTATTTGCACCACCCGTACCAGCTAAGTTATATGTATTACCATCATAACCTTGTGGCAGCTTACCTTGTAATTGAGGAACGTTAAAAGTTGTTGAACCATCACCAGATCCATAAGTAGTAGAAATTACAGCGAATAAATCTGCATAAGTTGATCTTGAAATTGCTGCACCATTACATAAAACATAACCATCTGGAGCTGTTGCTTTTGTCCAAGGCTTAATTGCGCCTACTTCACTTCTGTTTACTATATCTTGTAAGTTAGCCATTAGTCGTTATATTTCAACCTCCATCCATTGTCACTGTTTACATAAACAAGCGCAATGCCCGCACCATCGGTGCTTATTGTTAAATC